AAATTAAAAGAAATTAAGCATACAGATATTACTTTTCCAAACATACAAGTCATTGATTATAAATTAAAAGAATTTGAAGAGCTTTATAATTTTAACTGGTTAGCTTTAAAAGATGAAGCTATAAATATTTTAAACTCACTCAAAGAAACTGCATTGCTGAAAAAACAAACATTACAAAAAGAAGAGGAAGAAAGATTAAAAGAAGAAGAGCGAGCTAGAAAAGAAAGAGAAGATGCGATAAGAAAAGAAGCAGAAGAAAAAGCAAGAATTGAGGCGGATAATAGAATAAAAAGAGAGCTAGAAGAAAAAGAAAGATCCTTACAACTTCAGAAGCAACAAGAAGAATTACAAGCTGGAAAATTAAAAGAAGAAGAGGAAAGAAAAGCTAATAATATTGAACATAAACGAAAGGTGCATAATGAAATTTTTAAAGCCATGATTCCAGTAGTTATGACAGCTGATGGATATTTAAAGGATTTAATTAAGGCGGTAGCAAAAGGAGAAATTCCTCATTTATATATAAAGTATTAAAATGACGATTATTTGCTGAAAATTTTGATAATAAAGAAGATTTGAAGAGTAAGGCTAAAAAGCTCTTAACAAAGAGTAGTTTAAGTTTATTGGATTGGATAAGTAAATAATATTAATAGGAGTAATGTATGAGTAAATTAGAGTCAATGTACATAGGTCTAGATGCAGATAAAAGGTTAGTAATTCAAGAATCTTCTTATATAGAAGATGGCATTTATATAAGAGAGCTTATCTGTGGAGGTGGATTTGAAATAATGTCAATACCTCAATATGGAGGAAAAGAATCGGTTGAGGGTGTTTATCTTACATTAAAAGAAACTCTATGTGAATTTGAAAGAATGAAAACAGAATATAGTTAAAAGATGACAATTAAACAACAAAGCCAAGAGTGGCTAACAGAAAAGCGTAAATATATTGGTGGTTCAGAAATATTTTCAATCGCCCTACACTATTGCAAAAAAGAACTTGCTCAAATAGGTATTGAGAATGAGACAAGCTTTAAAACTGCTCTTGAGACTTACCTTGAAAAGAAATTTGATGTAAAACCAGATCCAATTAATCCTGTTTACAGTGAATTTGGGCTTGGAATGGAAGATTTCATTATAAACAGATTTAACCAAGAAAACAAGAATTTTGTTGCAACTGGATCAAAAGATTTTATAATTAATTCTGATATTGACGAGTTGGCGGCTTGTTCTCCTGATGGATTTGTTGAAGCTAAAGAAGATTTTATTGATTATGATAAAAAGGAAATAAAGGCTAGCAAAGGTATGTTGGAAGTCAAAACAACGCCTTATCAGTTTAATTTTGAGGCAGAGGCAGGCACTCGCTGGGCTTACATTTTCCAACTCCAATACAATATGTTAGTTTGTGGTCATGACTGGGGATTGTTAGCTTGTTTAACACCAAAAGAAAAAGAGTTTGATAATGATTTTTTTAAGGGTAAGATTCTTGGTAAGCTAGAAATGCTTGATAAAATTGATGATGAACTGGGTGATATATCTGAAAAATATATAATTGATTCTGATATTGATAAATACTACAACCTCTACACCTACACCTACAAAGCTAATAAAACAATTCAAAACATCTGCAAACTAGCTTTAAAACGCTTCCAAGAGGCAATGGATAAGGTAATATTGCCTAACCTAAGTGATAACAAAGATAAATTAATGCGTGAAAAGAAAATGTTAGCTAAAATGTACCCAAATAAATATGGTGAAATTATGGCAGATAACGAGCTTAACGAGCTTTTAAACGAGAGAGGAATTATAAACAATCAGTTTACTATCTTAAAAACAGAATTAGAACAAACTAATTGCAAGATAATTCAGAAAATGGATAAGGCTATTTGTGCAAAAGGATTTCATTACATAGCGAAATTTGATAAAAGACACGTCCTAAGAGTTAGTCAAAATAAAGATAGTGATGTAACCCCTCCAATGGTTGAACAATTACAAGCTGGCGAGTTTGTTGATTTTACACAAGGCGGATAATAATAATTAAACAAGATTATAAAATGGAAATATATTTTACTTAATCTATTTGATAAGTCAGAATAGATTTGGTTCTGCTAATATGTTTAGAATATGTTTAGCCTGTGTATGTGTTGAACATGTTTTTTTAATTAAATAATAATAATCAAAATAAATAAAATATGTCATTAAATAAAGTTACATTAATTGGTAATGTGGGCCAAGATCCAGAAATAAGAGCAACACAAGATGGTAGAGAAATTGCCAACTTTTCACTTGCTACTACAGAAAATTGGAAAGATAAAAATACAGGTGAGAGACAGTCAAAAACCGAATGGCATAGAATAGTTGTATTTTCTCAAGGTTTAGTTGGCGTAATTAAAAATTATGTTAAAAAAGGCTCTAAACTTTATATTGAAGGTGCTTTACAAACTAGAAAATGGACTGATAAGAGCGGTATTGAAAAATACACAACTGAAATAATTCTACAAAACTATAACTCAAACTTACAAATGCTTGATTCTAGAAATTCTCAAGATTCTTCTCAAGGTATTGAGGATACTATAAAAAATGAGTTTCAAGGTGCTAAAGAGGTTGAATTAGATGATGATATTCCTTTTTAAGGAGCTTGACCAAGGTCATTAATAACCCATGAATCATTAGCTATCAGATTAGCTCTTGCTGTTGTGGCTGCTCCCACAGAGTATTGAGAAGCGACATCAAAAGTTAAACCACTTTGAACAGTTTGAGCATCCAAAGCAATTAATAATAAATCATAATTTGCTGTTGAGAACGCCGTTGCTCCTTTCAAGAAGCCAACAATGCCGAAAAAATCGAAAGATGTTACTTGGCTATAATCTAAGGCACTTATATCTTGATTAAATACAGTGTTTGAATCAAAAGTAGCACTCATATTTGTAACGCTTGAAGTATCAAATAAATTAATAGGCTGATTGAATGCTGAATTCTGAAACATGCTTTGCATGTTCTCAAGGGCTGTTGTAACCCAAGTATTAATAGGCTGATTGAATGCTGATCCAAAGAACATACCACTCATATTTACTACGAGTTGAACATCCCAAACCCCTATTGCTTGATTAAACGAGGTGTTGCTGAACATACTATTCATATCAGTAACTGATGAAGTATCCCATAAATTCAAAGGCTGATTAAAGCCAGAATTAGAGAAAGTCTCACCCATATCAACTACACTTGAAGTATCCCAGGCATTTAAGGCTTGATTAAACGCTGTTGCATTTTTGAAAGTGCTATTTAAATTAGTCACATTGCTAACATTCCAAACTCCCACAGGCTGATTGAAAACCGCGTTCGTTAAGAACATTCCGGATAAATTAGTTGCTGAAATCATATTCCATACAGAAATATTCTGGTTCATGCTCGTGCCACTAAATGCCTCTGAGAAATTCTCCACATTACCAACATCCCAAGTTGTGATCGATGAATCATTAAATGATGATGAGCTAAATATAAATTCAATTGTGGTTGCACTTGACAGTATCCAGTTAGCAACACTTGAATTAAATGATGATAATGCAAACATATTTGCGAAAGTTGTTACGCTGCTAACATCCCATAAATCTAAATCTTGATTGAAAGGTGAGTCAAAAAACATTTGATCCATTTGTGTAACAAGGCCAACATTCCAAGAATTTATTGGCTGATTAAATGCGGAGTTTGCAAACGCTAACGAACAATCTAATAGGCTAGTAGTAACCCAATTACCAAGAGGACTATTGAAATTAATAGCATTAAGAGCCATGGACTGAATTGTGGTAACATTACTAACATCCCAACCATTTATTAAAGGATTTGCCTTAGAGTCTGCAAAACAAGCTTCTAAAGTAATAATTGTTGAGGTGTTCCATCCGTTCATACTGCCAGACACTGATAATATGCCAGCAAAAGCACGACTAAAGCTAGTTGTTGCGCTGAGATCTAAGTTATCAGTAGCCGCCCAATCTAAATTAGTACAACCACGGAAATATCCACCGCTATTACCTACTTTTAATTGACCACAGTTACTAACAGAAGTAATTTTTAATTTATCTCCACCATTGTTAAAAGTAAAACCATCTATTGGAGCGTCTATTTCTATTGTTTTTGAACCCGAACCATCTGGAAAAATAACTACATTATCACCAACAGCAGTAACTGTCTTAATTACAGATCCATTATAAATAACATCAAAAGGAAATGTTGAAGTTGCTTCTACAGGTAAAGCTATTTCATCATTGGCTGATATACCTGCATTTGTTGTAAGCCAAGTTGATATAAACTTAGTTTGCGCAACAGAAGCATCGCTAGCCAATATGTCTCTTGTTATTTCTTTAGTTATTTCTTTAGTTATTCCTCCTGTGATCATAGCTTTATTCTGTTATATTTAATAAAAATTCATCATCAAGAATTGATCGTAATTTTTCTAGAGTATTTCTTGAATCTAACACAGCTATATTTTCACCTAAAAAGCCCCACTTTCTACCAACTAAAATACAACCTTGTGTATGCTCCTCGATGTTACCACTATGAATTAATATATAAGATCTACCTTCTACATCTTGAAGCTCCCAAACATTTGGATATTTATTACTTGAATATGTCTTCACTATATATTCTCCTAACGGAATGCATGAAATGAAAGGCTGATTATTGAGCCACGGGTTTTCAAGTGTTTTGGCAATTTCTTTACTCTCTAGCTCTAAGCTTCCTAACACAGCTTTATTGCTGATTATTTCTCTTTTTAGTTTAAGTTTCTGCATACTCTAACAAATCCATTAAACTTAATATCATATCTCCGTATTCGTCGCTGTAACCTACTGGCATTTTTTAACTCCTAATTTTTCATTATGTAATAGAAAATAATCAACATGCTTATTGCTTATTATTTCCTTCTCTCTCTTGTTTAAGCAAATAGGCTCCCCCCATAGCTCAAAGTTATCTGTTGTAGTACTACAGGCGTTTAAGCTTATCAGTACGACTAAGCTTACTGTTACGATTATAAATCCTTTTAGCATCTTTAACCGCATTGATCGCCTTATCTTTTTGTCTATTTCTTTCATCCTGTTTTCCTTTAAACTTACCAAGTGTAAAAATTCCAATAATAAATAATATAATTGCTCCTATCTTCTGAATCATTTTATAACATATTCATACATTGCGATAATTGTAGCTGTTATGCTACAAAGAACTATACTAATAGCCAAAGCCCTTCTTGTCCATTTATGCTTAAAAATTTTACTAATAATAGAATTAGCAACCTTACATTTATCTTGCATCAAAAATTATAATTTAAATTAACACTAGCGCCATGACCAATTTTATTAGGCATTATGGCAGATATCCCAATAGAAATATTTTTAGTTACCAAATAATCAACTCCAAATCCATAGGCAATAAAAGTTTCCTTATTGACTCGATTTGATACAGTTGTTTTTACGATACTGTTCGCTATAAATACGTTAGGAGAAAATCTATTTACTCTATAACCTAACTTTAATATATCACTAATTACTTTGTTCTTAACATCTAAACCATTTTCTAAGCTTCTTTTTTGACTATGATTTAACCTAGTTGTGTGAAGCCCTATGTTCCATTTATTAAAGTTCTCTAACCAACCAATAGTTACTTTTGGTCTAAATTTATCACTATTATAATTTAGCTCATTTTTAAAAGCTAGTGTTGATATTCCTATGCTAAGCCCTGCATGAGCCTTGCTTGTCATTATCAACAACAGTATTATTAATATTCTCATTTGCGATTTCTTCAAGTATTTTTGGGTGGCTTTTTTCTAGAACCTTTAATAATTTATTTAATAATCTAATTTGCTCTTTAGAATGCCTCTTTTCGTGATTCTTTATAGAATACAATTCTTTTTCTAATTTCTTTACTCTTGCGCTACCAAATATATTATTTAGAGCTACTATAAGTAAAATTATAGATAATATGAATAAATAAGCAATTAAATACATCAGTTGTGGATAATAAAATTTTTAATATTATTTAATATAGCATCTTGGTCAAAGCATGATAGATCTTTAGTTGGCTTACCAGAAATAAATGTTATGATATATAATACATATTTCTTATTTAGAATATCTTTAATAATTGCAGTTGTCCATAGATTATGTAATTTCTCCTCCTGGTACCATTCAGTACGCTTAACTATTCCTAACATGGACGGGTAATTATATAATTCCTCTAGACTCTGTTTTTGACCATCTCGCAAGTTAAATTTTCTTGAATTGAAAGTATTAGTTCCAAGATTTACAAATAATTCATAAGTATTATATTTTATTGAATGTGATTCGCCATATAATGACTTGTTGCGCTCTTTTAATGGAATTATACAATTATTCTTCTTTTCTCTTTTATCGCAAGCTTGGGCAACTTCAAAATTAGCCAACCACTCACCATTGACATTTTTTACAATATCAACACTACTAATTGATATCGCTGCCATATCTCCGCACCCTTTTAAGATATTGTCAACATATTTTACAAGCTTGTTAATATCTCCTACAACCTTATGTCTAGCTTGATATCTATGCACCCCTGACAACTCAACAAAACAATAAGTAAATAATAATAATCCTAATATAATTGTGCTTGATTTTGCCTTATTTTCTATGCAAGCATTTATTAAGCCTTTTGTATTCTTCAATGATTTAAAGATGTTTAGAAATAAAAGCCAGTTCATATATTAACCTTATTTATTGACTCTATATAGCTAAAACTAATAAATTCTCTTGGATTTGGAACTTTATCATTAAACTTGCTATCTGTTATTCCTACCGCCCGCATTGATTGAGCTGCTGCACTTGAGCAAACACCATCATAAAAATCTTTAGGCTCTTTTCCTAGTTTCTCCCTAAGCCAGTTATAGCCTTTACAAACAAAATTAGGAGTTAGTAATAATTCGCTAAAATTATAATCATCTTTAGTATTCCAAAACTCCCTCAGTTTTTTGTTCTGGCTGCGGTTTATCTTAAACTTATTTGGCAGGTAATAGAAATCATTTGAATCATCTTTGAATCTAGAATCTATTAGATAATCGCCCATTGTATGTACTATCATATAAGTATTAGTTACCCTACCTTCTTCTACTAACTGCTCGCCAACGCTAAAGGTTAATATATTATCTTTTCTTTTTACATCAAAAACAGCTGCGATATGACTAACTTTAACACCAGTTACCCAAAATATTAACTTAGCGAAATACTGCCACCACTTTTTAGCGTAGAAAGCTAAGAAATCACCATCTTTTAGGTTGTCAAATAGATCTTGTAGGGTTATTTGGTTTGTTTTCATTAAAAACTTATGTCAATTTGTTCAATCTCTGAAATAGAATTACAACTTTCTATTTCTTTATTAAGGGTGGCTTGGCGGAAATAAGAATAAGATCTTTGATCTTCAATCAAATCAATTATTCCTTCCGCCTGCGCTATTGTCAATAAAATTGGATTATCATTATTGTCTAACCAATTAATAGTGCCTGTACTCATATTTCTTGGGCTTCTTGCTGCTGCTATTAGATTTAAACCAGCTATTTGTGTTGCTTTAAACTCTGTATCTTTAGAGTCTATTTTATAAGTAACAGTTTGATGCATCCAATTGTTTCTATTTATTAGAATTTTAGCTATTGTATTGTCTTTAGCTTCTTGTAATAACTCACTATCTGGCTTTACATACTCCTCAAGGATATCTCCATTTACAATTGCTTTCTTTGGTCTGTCTTCCCATTCTTCTTTTGAGATCTCAATATAACCTATATCATTAGTATCAATAAATGACTCGTTTGCATAGTTAATATCGTTTGGAAAATAGCCAATAACAATATTATCTGATTTATTATATTTTACTGTAAATTTTGCTTTATCTTCTCTCATTTTTGTTTCCTTAAAAATTAATAACCAATTGCAAACCAATACATAAAGTCAACAGTCTTGGAATATTGAAACTGCGAGGCTGTTGCTGTACCCTGCCTCAATGCCGCGGCTGCAGCTGTTCCTCCCGTGTCAGTGGGAGTGGAACCATTACCAACTATGACTTGAGAAATTGCATTAGGAAAAACAATAGGATAGGTTACTGTGCCAGAAGTTGTTGTATTTAAAACATCTCCCCATTGTAATATTATTTCATCAAAAGCGCCGCCAACATTAATTGGTATTTTTGCATAGCCATTAGTTGCTTGATTACTTGCTCCAAACAATCCCAACAATGTATTAGGAGCAACATATTTATCAGCTACAACGCCTGCATTAACCTCCGCTTGTGAGGCTGCTACCGTTCCATTGTCAAGGTTTGCTAGATCTCCTAACAACTGCCAATTAACAACATCAGTTAAAGCATTACCAATATTATTATCTGTTATTGATTTATATAATTTAGTGCCTCCTACTTCTCTTTGAATATCGTCTATATAATATTCTGCGTCTGCTGAATATTCTGGTATTCCTTTGTTTAAAAGATATTGCAATTGCTCTGTTTCTATTTTGTGCAGGCCGTTAAATTCCTCTAAAGATGGCAATTCTTCGCCAGATATAACTGCATCGCTCCAGCCTTCTTGATAAGCTGCTAAGGCTTGTAAAACTGAAATATCTGGAGTTTCAACTTTTGCCCCAGTTTGTAAGCTTCCGAATTGGCCATTATTAGTCGCATTTTCTGAAAATATTTTTTGATGCCTTCTTGTTAAATTAGGATTTGCCATAATTTTATATAATTTATTTATTAGTTATTACGAGCCTGTGATATTCCATACAATCGCCTGACAAACTATATCATCTGCTGAGCCTGTATTTTCAACATAAATTTCTATAATGTCATCTTTTTCAAAGTTTTTTAAAGCTTGTAAAGATATTTGTAAAGGCGTGCCAGCATCAGCTTCTACAAAAGCAGAAGTAATGTCATCATTAATGCCATTGATTCTAAATAATGTTCTAAAAATATCCGCGCCTGCTTGTGATTTTTCTAAGGTTATAGTTGCTAATAATCTTGATGAAATAGTTTTATTGCCATAATATTTCAAAGTTCCATCAACTCCGTTGTAAGTCGTGCTTGCTGTTGCGCTTGTTATTGTTTCGCCTACTGTAAAATATTGATTATCCCCTGCGCCGTCTTGGACATATTCAACATAAATATAATTATTAGGCAAGTCTATTGACTCAATTTTAGCTGTGTAAGTGCTTGTTGCGCCTGTTATAATTTGCCCTTCTTCAAAGTTAGCAGCACTTGCAACCAATATTCTACTAGAAAATAAAAGATTTTCCGAAGTTTTAACAATATTATTAAAATCCATTTTTGCAGGAGTGCTAGCGGCTAAAGCTGTTGTAGCTCCATTGAATGGAAAAACATTATCCATTGTCATTTGAATGGTTGGCGTATTATCAGCAATGCCCTGATTACCTTGTATATTATATGTTGGCAAATCATTATAACCCAAGCTAGCAGGATTAAAAATACCGCCTGCTGTGATTCCTGTTGCTATAAATATATTACCTGATATATTAGCCTCTTTTGCAGTTGCTCCTGGTTCAATATTTAAAGCATAATCAATCGTTCTAGGGTGCAAAATATTCCCGTTAAAATTCAAGGCGTTTATTCCTGTTGGTATATAGCTTCCAACTCCTCCTGTTTGTCCTGACCAGTTATTATCTCTTAAGGTTAGCATTGTCGTTCCTTGACCATTCCATAAAACAACCTTATTATTTAATCCCTCAAAAGATAGCCCATTGGATACTTCTAAGCCACTATCCCAACCTCTAACAAAATTGGCGTTAAAATTTATTGTTCCGTAACCTTCAATAGCTCCAAGACTGCTACCATTGCCAGCAACTCCGCCGATTAAATTACAATTAAATACATAAAATCTTTTATTTCTGCCTTGAAAGCCATCAACTAAAGGGTCAATAGTATAATCAATGTCAGTTGCATCAAATAAAGTTCCAGAATCGCAGCTAACACCAAGTCTTAACAATACTAAATTAGCATCGTTAGCAGTAAACATTGCGTCAGTTCCTTCATAAACCAAAATATCATTTTGTGGATTGTCACCAGTTATTCCGCAATTATTACCAAAAACTATTCTATTAGTTCCTATATTTACTGAACCGCTAATCCTGTAATCTTTGCCATCTTCTAAAGTTATTACACCTGCTACAGGAATAGGAAAGTCAGATAATTTATTTATTACTACCTTGTTTTGTTCGCCTCTTAAGCTTGTTAAAAGCTCCCAGTTATTAGTATCAGTTAAAGCGTTGCCAATATTAGTATTTGTTATTGATTTATAAATATTTGTTGTTCCATCTTCTTTGACTAAGCTGTCTTTGTGATATTCTGTTGCAATATCCCAAACTGCAATGCCTTCTTGAAATAAATATGAAAGCTGCCTTGTGTTTACAAAATTAATTCCGTTAAATTCCTCAAGAGGTGGTCTCTTATCTCCAGAGATGGTCGCATCATTCCAGCCTTGTTCATAAGCGTTACTTTGTAAAACATCTAAATCAGTTGAAGTTGTTGGAGCTAGTAATTGAGCAGATCCAAAAACTCCTAATTTAGAAGCATTTAAGCCTGAAAATATCTTTTGTGTCTTTCTTTCTATTTTTGCCATTATATACTAATTACTTTATTATAATTTAACATCTCGCCTTCTTTAGTGAAGCCTTCTGTATAATTTGTAAAACCTGTTATTGTGCTTGGAATTGCTGTTGCATTATAATTAGTAAATCCAAACATTTTTTTATCTCTTTTTATCAATCCTCCTAACCCAACCCCCATTGGCCTTGGCAATAAATTCTTTCCAAAAGCTATTACAGCCAGATTGAGACTAGCACCAGTTACAAAATAAAATATTTTCATCTTTTTTGTGTCTGATAATATTAAATCAGTACCAAAAAAACCAAATAGACCCTCATCAATTTCTCCGTTGCTATGGTTAGAATTATTCTGAACGATTCTAAGCTTTAGCATAAATCTATAATCCTCATCATCCAGTACGCCTGCTTGGAATATTGAATTATAGCTTAAGAACCCCCCCGAGTCAGTTAAATAGTTAGCATAATCCGTAAAGCCAACGGTAGTATCACTTCCTAACGTTTCATAAGAGGTCATGCCAAAAAAATCTCCAACCGCTTCTATAGTGTTAAAGAATCTATCAGTGCCAATATATTTGCCCAAAACATCTAACTGAGCACCGACCGCAGTTTCTAAATCATAACCATCTTGAACTTGAGAAGCAATATTATCACTTAGTAAAGTTCTTACATGTAAATCAATAGTGGCCTTAGCTTTCTCAAGTTGATTATACTGAATTATAAGTAAATTAGTATAATATTCTATTGTACTGTTTAAGTCTATACTCATAATATAGTTATATCTATTCTAGCATTATCAACAATCCACTTTTCATCTTTAGTATCAGTATTTAAGAAATCTACATAATTTATGCCATCGTTAGAAATCTCAACATTTAAAGGCACGCCACCACCACCAGTTGTATTAATTCCATCTTGAGCTATGCATGTTATCGCCGCTGTGTTAGCTGACTCACCAATAGTAAAAGATAGATTATCAGTTATATATTGTTTTATTCCGTCCTCATCAAAACCCTGTGTTGGATTTAGTTTTTGAATATCAAACCTAATATAAAGCTCTTTTGATGCTGGACGATCAAACAAAATAGTAAATATACTGCCATTGACTGTTGTAATATCTATTGCAATAGCCCCTTTCATATCGCAGCCTGCATTTTTTGTAAAATATATAGTGTCTGCTATATCCGTATTTGCACCACCTTCAACAATAGCCCAAATCCCATGTGCTGGTATTCCGTCAACATCTATTACATCTGTGTAATTTTCAAAAACTCTAGCATCTGTTACGCCATCAATATTTAGTAAATTACCAGTTAAGGAATCTATAAAACCTTTAGCTCTATTAGCTGTTGATTGAGTTGCTCTTAATCTTAAAGTTGCGTCTAGCTCCCCATCTAAGCCAATTTCTAAAGCTCCTGTTGAATTGTTTATGTCTGTAACTTCTAAAATAATAGTAACTGGATTAGTTATTGTATTTGGAATAGTGGTAATTGACCCTAAATCCTTAGCTCTAAAAGTTAAATTATAAACCCCTGCACTTGGAGCGTTGAAAGTATCTAATAAAATAAATTCTGTTCCTGTGTCATCTACGACGGTGTAGCCTGTGCCATCTGGATTATTGGCATCAGCATCTAAACCCTCAAGAGTTACTGCATTATTAACCGTAATCTGTACCTGTTGCTGCGTGAATGTTGCACCCTGTCTTTGAATACCCAACAAAGAAACTCTCTGATCTAAAACAACACCGATAGCTTGCTCAATATCAAAACCAGAATTAATTTGTTGTATAACTTCTAATAAATCTCTTACGCTTTGAGCATAAAGATTTATCAACTGTCCATCTGGCGTGTTGCTATCTATGATTATATCATTGCCATAGATAAGCTTGTAGCCATCTTCTAGTTGCGTTATTATTTCTTGTATTGTGTCAATGGTTAAACCAGTGGCATCTAAAGTACTCATTTATGTAAAAAGTTTTTACATTTTACTTGACATATAAAAAAGCCTGTGTAAAATGTTGTTTGTCCTAGTATCCCACAAGAAATTGTGGGTACGCCCTAAATACTAACGCTATCATTAATAGTATTAGTTGAGTAAATAGTTTTTACGCTGTAATTTAATTTTAAATTTCTGCTGTTGGAATTAAAATTGAGGTCTAAATTTACAACCTCTGTAACTCCATCAACTTTTAATATAACTGTTCTTATCTCTTCTCTTAGTGGTGCAGCTTGTGATCTTTTGGCCAGTCTATTTTTCCAGTCAACGCCTGCATTAATATCAAAAAAACAATCTCCTTTCCATTCTTGGAGTTTTGTTTTTAGATTTTGATTAAGTGCTAATTGAGCTGTTTTGTAAGAAGCTTTGCCCTTTCCAAACGTCCAGTCATTATTACTGTCTACTGCTCTTATTATCATTTTAATAAAGCTCCAACTCTAATTGATAAAGCTGATAAGGCACTCGAAGTAGCACCATCAATAGGTAACTCCCCACTTAACGGATCAACCGTTTTAAGATTAGTTACTATGGTAATAAAATCATCAACCAAAGTCTTTAGATTCTCTGCTGTGTTTTTTAGCTCCAACTTATCATCTATAACAATAGAACCACCACTAGAATTTAGCAAGCTTATTTTTTCATTGTCAAGAGAAATTTTATTATCTAAGTAATTTAATTCCGTTGCTACGTTATTATAGCCTGCAATTTGGTTTACTTGGCTTCTTATTCCTACTAAGCAAATAGCATCTGAAAAGTCGTGAGTTCTTAGCGTGTTAGGGCGTTGAACCAATCCATCAACTAGCCAACTGTCTAAGTCTCTATCATTGAACAAAACTAAACAAGTATCACCTGCATTAATTGGAATTGTTAAACCTCCATTAATTCCTTTATTTACAATAACTGGGCATTTCTCAAGTAAAGAAAAGTTAGTTAAAACCTCCCCATCCGTTGTTTGTCTAACAGATTTATCAACCAATCTAATATCTGCGGTTTGGTCGCTTGGATAAAAAGCTTTTATAATACCTACCCTATGGCAATTAAACTCAAAAAATACATCTTCTTTTAAGCCTTCCATTATATCTTCTAAATCTGGTTCTGTTCTTCTTCCCTTCATACTCCTTTTAAACCTCCTAATAATTTATATCCAATGAATAAGTTTAGTGAAGTAGTGCATTTTCCACCTACTGCACCAGATATTATGCCGCTATGTCTCAAGCCCATTATTTTATATTGACCGTCAAACTTTGGGTTAAATTTTGATTGTACCTCCGCCAATTGCCCTACTTGCAATCTAGGTTCAAAAATAACATCCATAACTAAGTCTGTGCCTTGTCGCTGTGGCGTTCCTAGCAATCCAGTATCAGTATTTATTAGCGGCACTTTTCCGCCTGTTGTTTTTATATATTCATTTGTTGTTTTTATATATTCATTCTCGTTTAAAACATTAATTTTCTCAAGATCAATAAAAACCTCCTCTTTGTAATTCTTTTTCAGTAAATAAAAATTATTTCCATTTAATGCGGTTGATGTTTTTGAAACTCCTTGAATATCACCCACTTTACCCTCTGTTATTCCTGTTATTCCTCCTATTATTATTTTAGCTATATCCCTAAAGCTTGTACCTCCTCTTATGGTTTGATTTATATTTGAATTATAAGCACCTAAAGCCCCGTCTTGGGCGTTAATATAGGTTATAACATCTGAACCCTGCCTATAAGAATAAGCCTCAAGTAAATTTCCCACAAATATAGTTGATAAATCATCATCTTTATTTAATGCTGTTTCATAGCCAGCTTGTAAAATAACTTTTTTTCTATTACCTGATACATCATTAATGCTAAATCTATTTTGAAAAATAAGGCTTCTATTGGTTTCACTTAGATTATAAACCCTAAAAGTCGCACTATTTAAACTGCTTTGCGTGCTTCTAGCTATATCTAGTTCAAGAGTTAAGGGGCTTCTTATCTCAATAGCTTGAGTTGTGGTCTGTGCCGTTGAAGGCTTTGGGCCAATAAATGTAGGATCTGGCAATGCTGGCCCTATCGCTTCCGTTAGCTCTCTGCGTTTAGTTATCTCAACTGTTAATTTATATCTTCTTTGGAATTTCATTTATTATAAAAATCAGTTTCTACTTGCTCTACTTCCTCTTGTGTTAATAAGAGAAATCTTACCCTTTCAGTTGAAAAGTCATCAATAAATAATGGCTCGCTTAAATCATCTGTTAAAATACTAATACCAAAAGGAATAATATTTTGGTAACTCCTTAAAATATTCACACCAGTAACTAATCTTGCACCATTTAGGATAAAGTCGCCAAAAGTTATACCATAGAACCAACCTTGTTGCTGGTCGCTATATTCTAGCCTTAGTTCAAAGTTCTGATTGTCTTCTGTTATTATATTAAAGCGTTGTTTTGGATCTTGTGATATTTCTGTTATCTGTTTCACTTGACTTTATTTTTATAATTACTTAACATTTTCTTAATATTTATTGATTTTTGATTAATAGATTGATGGCTTACAAACGCTTTACTGTCCAAGGTTTCAGCATTTGTAAGCTTTTTATTTGGTCAAAAGAAATTTATAACTTTCTCTTTAATCTGAAAAAATAATGAAGCCTTTCTTTGAACTCCGTTAGCTGTTCCTTGATCTAATTCTTCTGCTTTTTGGTTTGTTAATCTGCCTTGTGTTTTCTTAACATCAAAATCAACTAATTCAGTTGTTGTTGTCCTAAACTCCTTCAATACAACTGAAAATTCTGATATATATTTATTATCTCCCTGCGTAGCAATTACATTTTCAATAGCATAATCACTTTTGAAGCCAAAGGGGGTTTCTACTGATACAAGTTGTTTAGCTCTAAATAAGGCTTGAAAAAAGTTATAACCCTTGGCTTGCAATGTATCTGGTGGGTTTAATTCTTTATATGCTTGAAATAAATCAACGCCAGTCCCTATTGTTTCATCAACTGAATCAACAACGCTTACTTTATTAGCCTCAATAGTATCATTTAGTTGCTTTGCAAAGCTTGTTACTATTGGAATATAACTATTAATTATAGTTAGTTTCTCCGCAAGCTCTGTTATTTCTGATTTAGCACCTGCCTGCCTATCGACCAATTCACCAACAAAACCACGCAATGTAAATCTTTCTGGCTTAATAGCTATGTGATCTTGTCTTGTGGAATTATCTTCTACGAAGTGATCTGTTATTTCAGCTTGTAACTCTGATTTATGTTCTTCAAATATATCAAACTCAAAGCCTGCAATACCTAAGTTTACCACTGGTGAGACAATATATCTATTAACTAGATTGTTGGTTATTTCTGCCGTTTCTAGTGCATTAAAATCTTTACTCATAATTTAATAATGTAAAAAGTTTTTACATTTTATTTGACTTTTATAAATTCCAGTCTAATAATGTAATTGTTATTAATTTAAATAAAAAACAAAAATGAAGAAATTACTTATAACTTTATTATTTTTTACTTTTTATTGCAATGGTTCTTTTGCCACTCCAAACACCCTTTGGGATAAAGCCTTTAAAGCTAGTGGGAATCCTATGGATAATAATATACGATCTTATGTCTTTAAATCACAATTAACATGCTCCGTACACACTAAACCAAACAAAAAGAATGCTTTTATCTCTATATCAAGATGCACTAATGCCGCAAACATAGAATGTATGATCTTGACTGACATCAAAACTGGTGTAGTAGAATATTATTGTATTGATCCCATCACTTCTTTACAATTTAATGCTATTTAGCACTATTGCCTTGTGAAGCCTGCACCCTGTTTAAAGCCTCTTGATTAATTACTTTTTGCGACCTTTGAACCTCGCCACCTATTTCTTGAGCATTTAATCCATTTATATTGTATGTATTATTGTTGTTTATATTGATTCCTGTTAATGCCTCTGCCGCACGTAATCCACCAATTGCAAGACCTGCCCCTATTCCTCCTGTTCTAGTGGTATCTCTTATGTCTAATAAAGCATCTCCTAGTTTTTGACCACCTTCTGTTTTATCAATAGCTTCTGCTATCTTCTTGCCAAATTCTGGCGCATTTGCAAGGAATGTTAGAGAAGCAACCACCGAAGCCAAAGGAATTGCTAAAGCAGCAGCAGGAATTGCTAAAGCTCCTAGTGCCTTTGTCAAACTACCGAGGAATGTCAAAAGTGTTGCTCCTCCTGCTCCTATTCCTAGTATCTTTGCAAAGTCTGGTAAATCTTCAAAAGCTTTTACAAGTTCACCAATAACACTATCGCCACCAGCTCTAAAAACTGCTATATCGTCTAACAAAAGAATAATAGCCGCCAAACCTGCCAAGAATGGTGAAAAACTCAAGGTTAATAATGCAAAAGCACCAGCTAATATTTTAATGCCTCTTTCCATTCCTACCAAACCATCAATAAATTGAGTCACTAGACTAAAGGCATTTCCTATTGCTTGTGCAAACTTGGCAAATCCTCTCGCCATCCCTGCAATGACCTCAATAATGGCTTTACCGTTATCTTTCATCCATTTAAAGAATTGTTGAACTAATTTAGTTAGTTCTGGCGCAATCTTGGCTACTGCTTGATCTTTTAAAGCTTTAAATCTTAACTGTAGCGCCTTCATTGACGTCCCTGCCTTGTCAATGTCAGCTCGTTGTTTTGGATTTAAAAAAGTGTTCTCGCTTAATAATTCAAATTCTTTTCTGCTTAATCTAAGAAGATTAATAAAATCTGGTGATAATCCTATTTGACTAATTAGATTAGTGGCGGTTGCAGGGTCTAAACCTCTAATTGCTCCTCTCAATTGCTCTATTACACCAAAAGCATCTTGACCAGCTACATCAACACCTAGTAATTGAAAAGGTGAAATATCACCTTGACCAATTCTTATGGCTGCTATGTTCTTTTGTACATTACCTATTGACTGGGCTATTTGATCTGCGCTTAATGCAAGATTAGATAATTGACCTGCTTGTTGGAATTGTTGGAGTTTTTGGATTGATAATCCTGTTTGAGCATTTAGATTTTGAAGAGAAACAACGCCCTTCAATGCACTATTTACAAATCTATCTAAACCAACTACCGCACCAGTAAAAGCAGCAGAAACTAGCAATAAGTTACTTCTCAATGACTTAACGCCAGCATCAACTTTATTAATCTGTTGTGTATCGGCTTTTACGCCTAATTCTATAAATAATTGTCCTATGCTAGCCATTCTTATTTAAATTATGATATTCTTCTTCATATTCACTACAAAAGCCTTCATATTCTATCATCTTCATAATCCAAGTAATATTCATATTGTTTATTACTTCTGGATTGCCCCCTCCGTAGCCTGCCTTTGCTAACCTTAATAAAATAACATCTGCCTCATCGGCATTAATCTTTATTTTTGGCTCTCTTGCTTTTTCATCAGTTGGAGTGCGCTCAACTTTGAAAAGAGGGTTTTGAAAAAAGGGGCTAGATTTACCTTAAGACACATAATAACAATATGGTAATAATCACCTCTTGCCTCTAGTTCATTAAAAGTATCTCTGGTTATCTTCTCGCTATTGTAAGTAGATCTTTTTAAGCAATTAAATATCTCATTATTTACTTTCTCGCTACAATCTAAAGAGATAACCATATCTAATAAAGAATCTAAAGCCCCACTTTTAACTGCTGCTCCCATGTCCTCTTTTACACCTGATAGCAATTTCTCAATATCCACCTTAGATATTTCAACTCCGCTTTCCTTTATAGCTCCAAGAACTGCAACACGCAGCCTTGAAGCATCTATAAAATCAGCCATGTTAATTACTACTTCTGCGCCACTTTCTGTTTTAAATTCCATTATAAGCTTCTAGGTGAGTTAGTAAATTTAATATTGTAAATAGCTAGTGATTGGTCTGTATTACCCTCTACATTTGAGACTGTTTCAACTCTTTTTGAGAAAACGCCGCCAGATAAATCGTAGATGTCATTAGTAACATTTCCTTGACCATCACCAACTTTTTTAATTACTTGAGCCGTAAGAGTTGTAAAGCCTGCAAAATCTGCTTTCATAGAAATTAGCCTAGAGTTTAAAGTCTTATCGTCTTTAGAACCCCTTAGAACTCTTAGAACTAAGTCAGCTTGGTCGCCAGTTTCATTTAAGGCAAAGATTGAATTGCCATTTTTACCAGTCTTAACACCCACTAATTCATTAGGATAAGTTAAAGAGCCAACATCTCCATCTCCTAAATCAATTAATGGTATGCCATCAATAGATATTGTATCTGAACCTGTTAAACTTTGAGTAGCCATAATTTATTTAATTTAAGTTAATATTATCTTTCAATAAGAGCGTTCATAGTTGAAGAGTGGATTGCTCCACTTTCTTTGCCTGCAATCTGTATCAAAGGAGCTTTTCTTGCATCTCTATCTGCTTGTGATTGTTGTGCAATTGGCTGGCTATATATATAGTAACCTTTATCTATAATGTTGCGCTTAAAGTCTTCTGGATTGCCAAAAGTAGAACCGTTCCATTCATTGCCTGCTGCAAACATTTCATTTGTAATTGCTCTATCGCAAACTTTAGCATAAGCACCTTTTAAACCATCCATTCCTGTTTCAGTTTGAGGGATTTTTGTATTAGTTTGTTTTAGGTAATTAAAGCCTGCAACTTCAAGAGCTAGTTTAAACCAGATCTGATTGTACACGCTATCAAAGAATTGATTTGCACCATTTGAAACAACAATAGGTGAACTTTGCACATCGCCATATAAATCTGCGCCTGCTGTCTTTGCCTTTTCAAAGATAGTTTGAGTAATTTTTGTATCTGGTACTACATTTGCAAGAGTTTCTAAGTTCATTGTCATGGTAGTATTAGAACCTGCGAAATTAACACTAAATCCACGCCCTGCATATGAAGCCTTGACTAAGTTAGCAGTTGAAGGGTCAGAATAATATAAGCATCTTGTTTTAGTTTGTGTTGCATTTTTAACAATTGAACAAATACCAGTTGTAGGCTCTAGATCTTCTGTACTGGTGAATTGATGAACAAAAATCATATCTCTTGATTGAATAGCAGAAGCAGTTGATGAAATTACTGCATCCTCCATTTCTAAATCAGTTATTACACCTGTGTAATTAACTTGCTCTTCTGTTCTAACAATAGCATCCACTAGAGTTTCACCTTGTGCGTTATTGCCTGCTGTTGGCGTTCCTGCTGCAACATTAAATAAACCTGCAACGCTTAAATCTGTTCCTGCGCCTGCTGGTAATTGAACTAAATCTATTGTTGAAGTTGTGCCAACTTTCTTAGAATCAAGATCAAATCCTGTTGCTTTACTAGTTACTACAACATCAGTGAGTTTGCTTTGTAGTATTTGGGCAATATCAGCAAAACTAGATGTATTAGTAAAATCTAAATCAGTTAAATCAATATTGTTTCCGTTTAGAACAACTCTAATATCACCATCTGCAACTGCTTGTAAAGCTGCTAAATTGGCTGTAATATCTGCGCCTGTAAAGTTACCCGCAATCGCACTAATTGAGTTCACTAAGGGTATAATAACAAGCCTGCCATCTCCACTAAGCAAGTTAGGGCTTTGAGCAAAAACATTATTTGCCATTTGTGTAGTTACTGAATTTGTGCCGTAATCTTCTGCTACTGCTTCTGGTGTTACATAAATTCTAAACTCATCAACATTAGATGGACTTTCAGTAGTGAATAATCCTAAGCTATTAACATTAGCATCTGGTAAGCCTGCTGGCGTGTTAGTTACTGAAATATTAATAAAATTTACAATATCTATTGACATATTTATTCTGTATTAATTTGATTAGTAAAATCATCATAGTAAACCGTATCAGTAGTTTTACTGTAATGAGCTGTTAAGGTAATATTAGTTGCAAATCTGTTTAACATCCCTGCACCCTCCAAAGAAGATAAATTACTAGAGTTATTTTTTACCCTTGCAATTTGGAATTGATAAAGCCCTTGCTGATCTTGTGAAAAATCAGAATTCAATGACATTGACACTTCATGTTTTCTTAATCTCGCTTCATCATTCTTTGACATAAGATTTACTATGTAATTTTCTTTTGTCATAACAGATATATTTTGTTGCGCTCCTTCTACACCTTCCGCAGCTGGTATAAACTCATTAACATTTGCGTAATCTTCTTCTGTTCCGTAATCTAACACTACAAATAAACCGCTCGTTTCAGGAATCTTAAAATCTTGGTTATAAATCCAAATTTGATCATCCGTTAAATTCATGCAGTTTTTTAAAATATCACCTATTATTTTTATTGGCTCTCTATTCATAATTCTTAACTAAATGATATTCATAGTAGTTATTTAAACTATAATTCTTTTCAAACATTACTTTGTATTGCTTGCCTTCGTACTCTATTAAGTCATTAGTAAATATCTCTTGACTTATTCTTGTATGTATCATCAACCATTCCCAGCTCCTCATTTCTAAGGGTTTTATTTGTAAAGCTTCTGCTGTTAAGGGCTGTATAACACCTTGAAAACTTATATTTTCTTTAGTCTCTACCGTTACATAATCAACTACTGATTGAGTAACTTTAATCAAGGTTATTGGACTTTCCCAACCATTTAAAGCAGTTTGTATCTTAGGTATTGGCATTTAATCCCCTTTTTCTACTTTACTAATTATTGACTTCCTTAATTGTGAAGTCTCAATCAAAATTTGTTCACTTCCTTTTGCATCAATCGTACTTTGCGCTAGTGGTTGCCATGTTCCAAATCCCCCACTTTCAAAAGCTTCTTGAACGATAGCCTCGCCAGCAATACCAATTAATTCAAATATCTTTTCTGCTCCACCCTCTTTATTTATATTAGCCTTAATAACCTTATTGGCAGTTGCTAATAATTCTTTTCTTTTTATCTCAATAGGGTCTTTTAAAAATGACCTTCTTGGCAATCCTTCACTTATTACGCCAAATTCATGTCTGGCTCCTATTTCTGCATTTGTTAATGCTCCATCTCCTCTTGCGTTTTTATCCGCAAATATTCCTAGTTTTGCAACTAGATTTGTTTTTAAATTCTCTTGTAACTGCTCTAATCCTTTTAAATTAGATGTTACTTTTACATCACTTGGCATTATGGCGTTGTAGCTCCTTCAACGGTTGCTATATTACCTGTTAATCTTGGCAAAATCAAGTTAAGGTATTTTCTACCATAACTTGACCCTGCATAAAAACTTAATATTGGATCGTCTAATTGCCATTGCGGTATAGAATAGCTTTCAGATACATTGCCAACACTTCTTGAGTTAGCAAAACCCGCTTGAGAGCTATTTTGACCACCAGCATTTAAATCATTTACCAAATAATGAGCTGCTAGATATAAATAACCTAATACTATATCGTCATCATCATCAAAAAGAGCATCATTAAAAGTAATACATGCCTCGGCGTAAGCATTAGTAATATCTAAATCACTAACTAAACCTACATTACTAATCTCTTTCCAGTCTGTAGTTACAGTTGGAAGAGTGCCAATAACCCCATCATTCAAACATTGATAGAACCTTTTATTAACATCATAAAAAACTTGGTTTCC